GCGCGCTTGCCAAGGCTCGTAGCGTGGACACCCGCAACGTCAAGCATCTCACCTGCAAGCACACTTACCTGCTGGAGAACGTAACCCGGAAGCGATGGCATCTGGACCGGGATAGGACGCTGCCCACCCACGTCGTTGTAGTATACTTTCTCACCACGCCGCCGAGTGATGCTCGATGGTGGCACGCCAGCGCTCTTCGGGATCATCCACTTCGGATTGGCGATCAGGTCGCTGTTCTCGATAATCTGACCACGGACCTTATTGTACTGATCTTGGATGTCCAGTAGCGGCTCAACCATACCCATACCCCACAGTTGCCCAGGGATCGGAGTATACCGGATAAACTGAAGCGGCATGGTCTTACCCACCCACTTACCTTTGAACAGATAGTTTCCATCCAGAACGACACGCCGCTCACCGTTGCGAAAGTACACGTCAAAGATTTCGACGCGATCCTTAGGCTTAGACGTTTGGCGTAGCTTGAACCATGAGGCACCGGGAGTGGAGTTGGTAGCCTCTGCCGCATTCTTGATGATGTCCTTCTTGTCAGGATAGGCCTCTTCAAGTTCGTCACGATTCACCAGCTTAGCATAAGCGTACCAGTTGCATTCTTCGGGATCGTCAATCCCCGGCTCGAAGTACATGTCGTACGGACTGATGACCTCGGTGGTCACCTTCTCGCCGTTGTACTTGGTGTGCAGACCGACGTTGCCGCAGGACAGCAGCCACCGAATCGACTCCACCAACTTGCGTTTGAGCTTGTCTTGGTTCCAGTAGTACCGGAGCGCATACTCGCAACTCTTCGCCTTGATGATGTCCTCGTTGGACTCAGAGGCCGGCAACACTGTGCAGGACGGATATGCGAGCGACAGCCGAGCTTGGATGTTGCGGTAGATGTTGACGATCAGGTTGATAGTCACCTGCATCTCGTCAGCGCCTGTACGCACAAAGGTCTGCTTCACTCTGTCGTATTTGACGTGCTGCTTCCCTTGCAGGAACAGCAAGCACAGATCCCACGCCCGAGCATACTTCGTTCGGTCACTGCGGCATTGGCCGATCTGATCAGACAGTTTACCAGCGTTAGGGATCTTCATGTGCTCGCCTTACGAATAGCTAACGTTCTGCTTGGAGTAGTCCATCTTGTTCTTGATGCGCTTCGCAGCTGCGCCACGCAACGACTTACCCTCCGCAGCAGCCTTGTTAAACTTCTTAGCGCCGTACTTCTTACGGCCTACGGAAGCGGCGATAGCGCCAGCAGCCTTTGGGCTCTTACCCTCGGACTCGAGCTTGCTCTTGAGTTTCTTGAAGCCCATGTAGGCCATATCACCATCTCCATTTGAGACCGGCACCAACAGCCCACGTAGGGTCACTGTCCCAGTCTGATTTGATCTCGCCTGTTAGCCCGACTTCAAACTGCTTGCCGACACGATGAGTAAGGTCGCTACGGACAAACCAACGATCGTCGTTACCGCCAAGGCTGAGATCGAGGCCCCCAGAATCCTTCGGATCAAGATTGTTTATTCCTGGGTTTCTGGGGATTGTGGCTGGGGGCTGTTGACGCTCTCCAAGGCAGCTCGCTTCTCTTTAGCAGCATCCTGCCAAGCGACACCAAGGATTGCACCAAGCAAACCCATAACACTGACGACGATCTCTTCGACCGGCATCTCGGGATTGATCGCACGCAAAATCAACGGAAGGAGTGCCGCAACGACACCCATCACAATCTTGCGCCAACCTGTTCCACCATTCTTCATAGGACCGTCCTACGGCTCGCCAAGTATATCTTGGGGCCTAACAATATCTTCAGCGCCTTGGGAGGGATCACTCCCCCACCAGTTCCTAACATCCCGCCAGATGATGAACACCAATGCGGTCTGCGCCAGATCCAGTGAGAGAGCGATCCACTCCACGCTAGGTACTACGCCGCGAAGTTCAAGCCGACCAAGATCGCATTGCGATTCGGCTGCTTGCACACGAGGTTGTAGTAGTACCGCACGTACGCTTCGTACGAGTCGCTACCCGTCACTCGGCTCAGGACGTTGCCGTCCAAGTCAGCCAAGTTCGGATCTTCGATCTGCACCAGAGCCCAGGACTTGGTGTGAAGGAAGATCAGCAGGCCCTTACCGCAGTGGCGGCTGACCTTGAGCGGGATGCCGTTGAACGACAGCGTGCCCATGTCGAAACCAGCGTCGCCGTTGTCCACCGACTTGGTGCGGCTGGTAGTAATACCAGTACCAGCGGCCTCGCTCGTAAACGACAGTTGACCGACGTACTGCTGACGGAACACGTAGTGTGCAATCATGCAGTCTGGCGTCGAGCCCGACTCAGTGGCGATGTCATCAAGGATCGCCTGCATGCGACCCGTGCTGAGATCAACACGATCACCCGTACCGCTCAGGTTAGCCGCACGAATGATGCTCTGAAGCACTTCGTTTGCCTTGGAGGCCGGGGCGACTTGGTCACTACGGTCAATGCCAAAGTGCGTCTTCTCGCCAAGGTTGCCATAGATACCCATGGACTCGGCGGTCTTGTTGCCGATGATGACGAGGTGAGCCGTGCCCGCCGCAGCGGTGCCCGCACCGTCGATATCACGCGTGTCAACACCAGCATCAAACTTGATGTGCTGCTTTGCGCCCGCGTCACGATACATCGTCACAGGAATCGACTTGTAGGTGTCGAGACGAACAAGCGTGCCTGCAACCTTAGCGGCAGCCGTTTCCGGGACAAGGTCGATGTTGCCGGAAAACTCAATCGGAGCGTTAGCAGCGAATACCTCACGCTCGTTCAAGAAACCAACAGCACCACCACCGGTGAACATCGCTTGGTCAGCAGCATTCTTGACGGTTTCCATTGCGCCATCAAGCTCGACCTGAAGACCGTTGATGAAAGCACCAACGCTGGCCTTGGCCTGAGCAATTGCCGGGCCTTGGATTTCCATGCGACCGTACAGGTACTTGGCCGACACGGTCAGCGAAGCGTACGTCTGCTGGCTTGCAGTCGGGAGCGTAGCGTTTGCGCTAAACGCAGGCGATTCGTTACGCGCCGTGCGAACGGGGATGATCGCTTCCTTGCCGACCCAGTCGACTTTCTCTTTCTGGAAGAGATCGAACGCCATGATTTCGTTGTTCAACTGGTCCTGCAAAGGTCCCAGATAGAACTGCTTCATGACAGAGCTAAGAGTAGTTAAACTAGCAGCCATTGTTTATTTCCTTATTGGCTAAGGATCACCCGGTCCATGCTGCTTTGATGGCTTCTCTAGCCTGCGCATGGGCCTCTTCCCATGTCGCAGGCCTCTTCGCCCCAGCAAAACCACGTGATCCAGTGTTTGATTTATTGCTAACTTCGGGTGGCACGTCGGGGGCGGCAGGAGTCTGCTGTTGCAGATTCGGATTAGACTCAAGGTACTCAGCAATGATGGACTCACGCATCTCAGCGATTCGAGCTGCCTCGCTGGTCGCCAGTTCCATCAGGTCGGCATCCGGGTTGTGCTGTACGTGTTGTAGCAACGCAACCGGATCGACATTGGGATGTTCCTGCTGGATGACAGCAATCTGCTGCTCCATCTCAGTCATGTAATCCCGGATCTTTGCCTCACGCTCATTTTCCTGAAGGCGAGATTCCAACATCTGCAACCGTTGATCGTAAGGATCGCCGTCGTCATAGTTGTACGACTCTTCCTCTTGATACTGTTGTGGTTGTGGTTGCTGAATGTTGTAACGGCGCAGAGTCTCTAACTCTTGCTCCATTGCCTTGAGGCGCTCCACTTCCTGCCGGAGGGATTCTGCTTCATCAGCATACTGATTCTTTGCGGCGATGACTTTGCTGAACCGGGAGTACGGGACGTTGTGCCCAGACTCTGGCTCCTCTTCGTAATCATCATCCGCATCGAGCGCTACCTCTTCTGGTGCTTCCGACTCATTTGCGGTCTCTTGAACTTCCTCAGTTGCCTCGGCCGTTTGTGGCTCCTGCTCCTGTTCAATCGAATCCTCACCAAGATTGAGTCCCTCGAGCGCGGCGGCTAGCTCGTTGTGTTGCTCTTCTGACAACATGTTTTACGCCTTTCCTACGCGAATGACGCTCGCGCAACGTAGTTACATTGGGCTATATTGAATGAAGCAACGAGGAAGCACCCAATGAAAACTCCTCGCTACTACGCCCTTTGTAGACCTTGCCGGTCGCAGCTTCCCACCTAAGCACTTCACTTATATTGGTTGGCTGTGCCGACGATTGGACCCTCTGGGCAACCTCGTGTATCTGATCTAAACCCATCAGTGCAAGACCAGTTGCTATGATCATATCGTCATGCTTCCCAGCAGCTGCCTCGACTTTCCCTCGGTTGTTATAGATCAAACTGTTCGCCTCGAGCATGAAGTTCACATCTCGAATCTTGATCCATTCCCGAGTGACGTACTCATACAATCGAGTAAGCAGCAGGCCTCTTGACTTGACGTTGGTGTTGTAGCCCCACTTCGGCTTCCAGACGCCGCTGGTCTTATCGTAGGCCGTGTCTCGGTACATCGAGAAGTACTCTTCATCACGCAGATGTTCGACGATCGAGAGCCCGTATGAGTTGGACTCGATGACAGCGAGCGCCTTGTACTGCTTTGCG